CCGCAGGGCAAATACAATATTGAAAACTTAAAAATGGCGCAGGAGCTTGGCTACAACGAAGAATCGGTCAAAAAGCTGCTGCGCCGCATGGAGCAGACGCATGATGTCATCCGCTACAACTGGCAGAAAAAAGAACTCCTGATCCTGAACTGGCACAAGTACAACTGGACGAAAAGCCCGAAAATGGTTTCGGCCGTCCGCGCCGTGGCCCAGTACATCAAGACCGACGAATACCGGGTCTATATCCTGTCCACGCTTGAACGCACCATCAGCGGCCAGAAAGAACCCGCCCCGCAGCCTGCGGCGGCGGGCACTCTTTCCCCGGCGATCCCTGCACAGCCCGCAGCCATCACCGCCCACCAGAAGACGGACGAAGAAGAAACCATGAGCCGCATGGTAGCATCTTACGAGCAGAACATCGGCCCGATCAAACGCGCTGTATTCGACGCTATGCGGACGTGGTGGCTGTCAAAGGGCGTCGAGCCTGACATGATCTGCGCCGCGATGGATGAAGCGGCCATGCAGAACGCCCCGAACTGGACATACGCCGAGGGCATCTTGCGCCGCTGTCTTTCCGCAGGTATCACCACGCTGGCCGGATTCCGGGCAGATCAAAAGCACTTCCAGAGCAAACGAAAAGGAGGTACGCCCGCCGCGCCCGCTGACCAACAAGAAGAACCTAGCCTGTACGCGGCGTTTGGCATGAACTGATATGAGCATCGAATCCGCATTGAATCAGGTCGTGCAGCAGGCGCAGGCCGCCCAGAGCGTCGCCCCGGACGACTACAAAGACCCCAAAACTGGGCTTTTGATGTGCGGCAAGTGCCATACCCCGAAGCAGTACCATTTCCACAACGCAGCCTTTGATCTGGGCCTTGTCCCGGTGATGTGCGACTGCCAACGGGCAGCCCACGACGCCGAACAGCAGAAACGCCGGGAATCCGAGCGGGAAATGCTCACAGCACGGCGCAAAGCGGCCTGTTTTGGAGCCAACGACCGAAAGGCGGCATACACCTTTGACACCGACGACCGCGCAAACACAGCGGCCACCAACGCGGCGCAGGGCTATGTCCGACACTTCACCGAAATGCGGGAAAAGGGACGCGGCCTGTTTTTCATCGGGCCGTGCGGCACTGGCAAAACCTTTTTGGCCTGCTGCATCGCAAACGCTCTGCTGGATAAAGGCTACACCGTCAAGGTGTCCACCTTTGCCGACATCGCCAATCGCCTGCAAGGGACGTTCGACAAAGAATCCATCTACGACGACCTGAACGCCGTTGACCTGCTGATTCTGGACGACCTCAACGCCGAGCGCGACACCTCTTTCATGCAGGAGATCGTGTTCACGGTCATTGACAACCGCTGCGCCGCTCAAAAGCCCCTGATCGTCACGTCCAACATCACACCGTCCGAATTTGCAAACCCCGACACCATCGAACGCCGCCGCGTTTTCAGCCGCCTGCAAGAAGTCTGCATCCCGGTGGAAGTCAACGGCAAAGACCGCCGCCGCGAAGCCATGATGAAAAGCTGCCGCGACGATCTCGCTTTCCTCAACACATAAAGGAGAATCCGTATGAAGTACGATATTGAACTCCGCATATTCAGCAAGGAAGACCGCCGCACCATCGCGGCCATCCTGTCAGACAACGGCTATGACGTCGGCCAGCACACCAAAAAGGCCGGCAAAACTGGCCGTTCGACCGTCTATTGCATCCACGCAACGGACACGAAAAAGGAGGACGCCCCCAATGAAGTATAAGCCCCTGACCGCCACGGTTGACGCCTACCAGCTCACCAAAGACTACGCCACCGATTCCCCGAAATGGGTGCGTGACCGCATCGGCACCCGCCTGTTCGAGAATACCACCATCCGGGACGGCGCAGTCCACTTTGATGGTCTGACGTCCATCATCCAGAACCGCAAGCTGCGCGAACGCATGACCGCCCGCCCCGGCGACTACCTCGTTCGGATGCAGGACGGCAACGTGGCAGTCTACACGAAGCGCAACTTTGAAGCCCTCTACGCCCCGGCAGAGGGGCAGCAGGCATGATTATTGCTTTCGCTGTCCCCGGAGAGCCGAAAGGCAAGGCCCGCCCACGCACCGTCCAAATCGCGGGCCATGCCAGCACCTACACCCCAAAGGAAACGGTCATGTATGAAAATCTGGTGCGGCTCTATTACCAGCAGACCGCCAGAGGATTGCGGCTTTCCGGCCCCATACAGGCCGAAATCGTCAGCTATTCATCCGTCCCGAAATCCACCTCAAAAAAGAAAAGAGCCTTAATGCTTGACATCAAGACCCTTTGCCAGAAGAAGCCAGACGTTGATAATCTGGCGAAAATCGTTTTGGACTCTCTGAATAAAATCGCCTACGACGACGATGCGCAGGTCTGCCGCCTGCTGGTCGAAAAGCGATACGGGGAGACCCCTCAAGTGCTTGTCAGATTGAGCGAGCTGGAACCATGAAGATTTTATACTACATCTTAGCATTTGCCATGGGCTATTTTTTCCGCAAATACGGGCAAGCCCACAAAAAGCACGACGAGCTGGACAGCCATGCAGAAGAGCTTATCCGGCGCGAACAGGAAGCCGAAACTTTCGGCGATCTTTGAAAGGAGCATCACAATGGCCATCACCAACTATGAAGAAATGTCCATCACGTCCCCGGCCTTTAACACAGTCCGCGAAGCCTTTGACGTGGCCTTGCAGCGGCTTTTGAAGAAGATGGAGAAGTCCAAAATGGACGAAGGCCAGATTGCCCTGAACATCACCGTCACCAACGAGGACGTCTTTACCGATGGCGATGCAGAGCTGGGCGACACCGATGGCCCGGAGAAAAAGCCTGTCCTGAAATACAAGATCACGACCACCGTGCCCATAAAGGACACCGACGACGGCAAGGCCGATACCGGCATGGCCCTTGTCTGGGACAAAGACCTTGGCCGCTATGTGCTGGTCTATATGCAGACCAACCAGACCTCTATGTACGACAACCCGCCCGCAGGCGGCCCCCAGCAGACCACCATGAACCCCGCGCAGCAGATCGGGCAGGGGAGCGGCGCACTGATCGACATCCGCGCTTTCAGGCCGGACGACGACGGCGACGACGAATAACCCCCATCGGGCAGCTTTTGGGCATAAAAAGAGCCGCCCACCCTCAAACCTCAAATGGCCTAAGAATGAACGGCGCCGGACAACCGTTATTATACCATTTGAGCGGAGGAAATGCAAGTGCAGCAGTCAGCGAAAGATCGGCTTTCCGAATACCTGCCGATGGCAATGGAAAATAAAAATCGGCTTGCCCGCTTGAATGATATGCGGGACGCCGCCGGGGGCCTGACAGGTATACCCGAAAGCGACGGCAGCGCACACACGGCCGGGAACAGTCATAAGATGGAAGCCGCGGTCGAACGCTACCTCGAATACGAAAAGAAGATTCAGCCGCTTTTGAAAGCCAACGCCGACAAGATGGCCAAGCTGGAAAGCATGGTCGATTCCATCCCCGACGGCTTACAGCGCGAAGTCCTGCGCCTGCGGTACATGGACGCCGAAAGTGAGGACACCTGCCGGCCGAAAAAATGGAACGCCGTTGCCCTCACGCTTTACGGCAGCGACGACCGAAAATACATCGAAGCTGTCCACCGCATCCACAAAAAAGCCATTTTGACCCTAGAAAACACAGAAAATGTACCATAAATGAGTGTAAATGAGTATAAATGAGGTAGATTGCGCATACAAATCTGTGATACTATCACAATGCGAAAAGCGAAAGGGAGCTTCCGACACTCCCAGACGCCGGATGCAAAGAGAATAGCGCACTCATTCTTTTCTCTGCCCTACCACCTGACCGCAGCAGCGGCCGGGTGGTTCTTTTTTGCGCAGAAATCGGGATGGGCCAGCGCAAAAGGGCAAAATAAACCTGAAAGGAGGAAAGAACTGTGTACTACATCATTTGCAAACTGGACGTTCCCGGCTTCCATAACTGGCCGGACGCCCCGGCGGGCCTTGAATACCTGCGCAGCATCCACCGCCATGTGTTCAATATTACCGCCAGGATTCCCGCTACCCACGACAACCGCGATCTGGAAATCATCCAGACACAGAACCGCATCCACCATTTTCTGTCCGACCGTTTCGGCGACGAAAACGGCCACATGATGCTTGGCTCCATGTCCTGCGAAATGCTGGCGAAGCTGATCGCTGATACTTTCGGCTGCACCGAAGTCACCGTGCAGGAAGATGGGCAGGGAGGTGGCGTCTATGTTAGGGAGTAACGTCAAAGTTCATTTTGCCGGAAGCGATGGCAGCAAGGAAAACTTTTGCGCCCTTGTTGCGGCAGATACCCGCTACCGCCTGTACAGCTGCTATAACTACATCGTCAACAAGAAGCCCGACGATGATTTCAGGCTGCCGGAAGATGATATTATTCTGGAACAGCAGAAGCAGCAGAAACACGTCATTCAGGATTCGGGCCTGTTCACCCTGATGTTTGGTGCCAGCAAGGGCCAGCAGCAGACCATCTCGACCTTGACCGAATGGCAGGACAAGCTCATTGCCTTTGTCAAGCAGAACCACATCACCGCATCCTGCGTCGAGATCGACTGCCAGAAAGTCCTTGGCCCGGAAGAAGCGTGGTATTTCCGTCAGCGCATGAGAGATCTTCTGCCCGAAAACAAGCAGATCAACGTCTTTCATTTTGAGGACGGATTGAAAGGCCTTGACCGCCTGATCGAATTTGCCGATTACATCGCCGTCAGCGTCCCGGAATGGCGCATTGTAAAGCCCGCAACCCACAAGCAGGATATACGCTACATCACCCACTACATCAAAAACAAGAAGCCGGAGATCGACATCCATTTGCTTGGCTGCACCGACTTCAAAATCATCCGCGAGAACAATTTCTGCACATCGGCCGATAGCACGAGCTGGCTGTCCGGCGTGAAGTACGGATATTTCAACGATGGTATCAAAAAAGAACACATCCGCAATTTTAAGCGCAGCCTGTACAACGAGCGCGAAGCACAGGTAAAGGCTATGATGCTGGCCCGTGGCATCGAGCCGACAGGCAAAAAGCTGGTATATACCACAAACGCCAGCCTTTGCGCGACCATCTGCAAAGACCTGTATGCCCGCACCTGCGGCCCGCAGGACTGAACCAAAAGGAGAAGCACAATGAAAAAAAACGACAAGAACTATTCCATCCTGCTGACCCTGTTCGTGATCTCCATCGTCATTGCGAACGTCGTCGGCAGCCGCACCATTACCACCGGCATCCACCTTGGCCCCATCACCCTGTCCACATCCGGCGGCGCGATCACCTACGCTGTCACGTTCCTGTGTACCGACATCGTCGGCGAAATCTGGGGCCGCAAGAAAGCGCAGAGCATGGTTTTCTTTGGCTTTGTAGGCCAGATTTTCGCAACCATCGCAATTATCCTTACAGGCTGGTGCAGAGCAGTAGACCCTGTTATTGATGGCGCATACCAGACGCTTTTAGGCCAGAACTGGGTTTTCGTCATCGGCAGCCTGTGCGCCTACTACGCATCCCAGAGCTGGGACGTCTTTGTGTTCCACAAAATCCGCGATGCCTACATCCGCAAGCACGGCGACGTCAAGGGCGGTCGCTGGATTTGGAACAACGGCTCCACCTGCACAAGCCAGATCATCGACACCGCCATTTACGCCTTTATCAGTTTTGGTCTGGGCCTTGGCTGGGCATTTACCCCGGAGGGCCGCATGAACCTTATCGGCATGATGATCGGTCAGTATCTGCTTAAAGCCTGCCTTGCTCTGGCAGATACGCCGTTCTTCTATTTCTTCACCCGCCGGGAGGTAACAGAACATGGCAATGAATATCAGGAGAATGCAGCTTGCCGATCTTAACCCGGCAGACTACAACCCCCGCAAAGACTTACAGCCGGACGACCCCGCATACCTGAAGATCAAACAGAGCCTTGAAACCTTTGGCATGGTCGAGCCTATCATCTGGAACGAAAGAACCGGGCACATCGTGGGCGGCCACCAGAGAATCAAGGCCCTGCGCGATATGGGCGAAGCCGAAACCGACGTTGTCGTCATAAACGAACCCCTCAAAGAGGAAAAGAAGCTGAACGTCATCCTCAACCGCGCCAAAGGCCGCTGGGATAATGAAAAGCTGGCCCCCTTGATGCAGGAGCTTTCCGAACGCGGCGACGTTTCCATCACAGGCTTTGAGGACTACGAGCTGCAAGGACTGATCGACCAGTACCAAAACCGTCTGGCCGACATCCTCGATTATTCACCGCCTGAACCGCAGCCGGACAACGAGCAGGAAGAAGAAACCCCTGCCGACGCCACATTCTCAATGATCTTTTCCATCCCGGCACAGTACAAGGACGCCGTGGACGCATACCTCGAACAGGACGACGCCCGCGAAACCCTCGCCGCTGCCATCATGGAAAAAATCAGAGGGGAGGACTAACGCATGGAATTTGAAGTAAAGCGCATCGCGGACATGAACCGCGCCGCCTATAACCCCCGCGTCAATCTCCGACCCGAAGATGAAGAATATCAGGCCATCGAGCGCAGCTTGAAGCGTCACGGTCTGGTACAGCCTATCGTTTGGAACCGCCGCACCAATACCGTTGTTTCCGGCCACCAGCGGTTGACCGTCCTTGAAGCGCAGGGCGAAACCGAAGTCACCGTTTCCGTCGTCGATCTGGACGACATCCAGGAAAAAGAGCTGAACGTCGCCCTGAACAAAATCACCGGCGAATGGGACGACGATAAACTTTCCGTCATCCTCAACGAGCTGGGCGAAGAAGCGACCGACACTGGTTTCACACTCCCGGAAATCGACGCTTTGAGGGATGAACTCAAATCCTACTTTGACGACGTGACCGCACCCGACGAAGAAGAACCAACCGAGGAGCCGGAAGAATCTTTCCTGCTTAGCCTGACCTTTGATGCAGCCGACGAAAAGCCCCTGAAAGCCTACATCAAGGAGCACAGCGAAGATGCTGTCGTGAGGATCATCGTCGATACCGTCACCGCGTCGGCATGACCGGGCTGTTTCTCCCTGCATGACCCTGTAAGGAGAATGCCATGGAAAAACAGGTCAAAACAAAGGTCTGGGAGCAGCAGCCGAAAGAGAGTGACCCGGCCTATGCTGCGTTCTCCATCTACCGGGACATGGGCAAAAACCGCACCGTCGCGGCGGTGGTAAGGGAGTGCGGCAAGAATCGGAGCTTAATCGACCGCTGGCACAAGGGCCACAACTGGGCCGCCCGCTGTCGGGCCTACGATAACAGCATCGACGAAGAAGCCCGCAAAAAGGCCGCCGTAGAAGCGGCCAACATCCGCAAAACGCACCTGCAAATAGCTGCCCAGCTCCAACTAAAGGCACTGAACGCGCTGAACCTGTTGGCCCCGGAGGATATGACGCCCCGCGACATCAAGGAAATGCTGAAGCTGGCCCTTGAAGTCGAAAACAACCTCGTACTGGAAAAGGCCCCGCAGGAGGACGCCACAGCCGCGCCCACCCTGATGCAGACCATCGAAGAAGCCTATCAGCGCAGAATGGACGGTGAAACCCCACATGACGAGTGACGCTGTTCTGTTCTACGCTGACCACCCGGTCGAGTTTGTCGAGGACGTCATAGGAGCAAAGCCGGACACGGAGCAGGCCAAAATCCTGCGAAGTCTTGCCGCCAACCCAATGACCGCCGTTCGGTCTGGACACGGCATCGGCAAGAGCGCGGTGCAGGCGTGGGCGATTATCTGGTTTATCTGCACCCGGCCCTATCCGAAAATCCCCTGCACAGCCCCCACACAGCACCAGCTGTATGACATCCTCTGGGCCGAGGTGTCAAAATGGCTGCGCAGCAACCCCGCATTGCAGCGGGAGATCATCTGGACACAGGAGCGCGTCTACATGGCCGGGGCAAAAGAAGAATGGTTTGCCGTTGCCCGAACGTCAAACACCCCGGACGCCCTGCAAGGCTTCCACTCCGAAAGCCTGCTGTTCATCATCGACGAAGCATCCGGCGTGGACGACAAGGTCTTTGAGCCTGTATTGGGCGCACTGTCCACAGAGGGAGCGCGGCTGCTGATGTGCGGAAACCCCACACAGCTGCAAGGCTTTTTCTATGATGCGTTCCATAAGAACCGGGCCGAATATCACACCATCCACGTTGACGACCGAAACAGCCCCCGCGTGTCGCAGGAGTATATAGACCGCATCCGCACCATGTACGGCGAGGATTCCGACGTTTTCCGCGTCCGCGTCGCCGGGGATTTTCCGAAGTCTGAAAAGGACGTCTTTATCCCGCTGTCGATGGTCGAGAAGTCCATCAACACCGACTGGAAAGAGCCGGAAAAGCCGCTATCCGTGCATATCGGCTGCGATGTCGCCCGATTCGGCGATGATAAAACCGTCATCGGCTACAAGATCGACGAGAAGATCTATTTCCACCAGAAGATACAGGGACAGGACACCGTGCGAACCGCGCATGAAATAGCCCTGCTGGGATGCAGGCTTGTTGACAAATACCACCTCGAAACCGCTATCCCGGTCAAAATCGACGACGGCGGCGTCGGCGGTGGCGTGACCGACAACCTGCGCCAGATAAAACGCTCTGACCCTGACCGCTTCTGGTGGCTCTCCATTGTCCCGGTCAAGTTCGGCCAGATCATCCGGCACAAATACTACCACGACACGACCACCTACATGATGGCCGTTGTCAAAAAGCTACTCCAAACCATTGACGACGACGGCAACGAAAAGCCCGTCGAACTTATCCTGCCCGACGATGCAGACTTGGCCGCGCAGCTCTCCACCCGCAAGTATGGCGTCACGGAGAAAAGCAAGGTCAAAATCGAAAGCAAGAAGGACGTCAAAGCCCGCGGCCAACCGTCCCCCGACGAAGCCGACTGCGTCCTGCTGCTTTGCCTGCCTGTCAAGCCCTCAAAAGCTCACCCGCCAAAGGGAGCAGGAAGAAAGGAGTAAACCCCATTGGCTACCACAAAGAAACCCCGCATCATGCAGGCCAGAATCATCAAGGGCCACGACGCGCCGCCTATCTTGAAGCCCATCGAAAAAGCCGAAGGCACAACTCAGGTCACCGAACAGGAAGCCTTTAACGCGGGCGACTGGATTGAGCCTCCATTTGAGCTGCAAGGCTTACACGCCCTTGTGACCGAATCGGCCATCCTTCCGCAGTGCATCCGCGCCTACAAGGACAACGTCGCCGGTTTCGGAATTGGCGTAAAGTACATCGAAGACATCGAGGAAAACGCTGACGCCGAAGCAGAGTACCGCCGCATGACGCAGATCATCGAACTGCTGAACACCGAACAGGACACAAAGGAAGTCTTTGAAGATCTCATCGAAGCCCGCGAAACCTACGGCGTCGCCTATCTCGAAGTCATCCGCAATCTGGACGGCGATGTGCAACAGATCGAGTTTTTGCACGACACGCCATCCGTCCGTAAAACAAAGCCGCTCGAACCCTATATCAACACGACCTACTATAACCACGGCGAGCCGGTGCAGCGCAAGAAAAAGTTTTGCAAGTACCGCCAGCAGCTTGGCGGCAAGACCGTCTATTTCAAGGAGTTTGGTGACCCCCGCGTCATGGACTGGCGCGACGGCTCATACATCACAGACGACGGCGAGGGCATCCCGCTTGATTACGAAGCGAACGAGATCCTTGAGTTCTCCATCGGCATCCAGCCATACGGCGAAGTACGCTGGATAGGCCAAATCCTTGGCGTCGATGGCAGCCGCCGGGCCGAACGCCTGAATAACAACTATTTCATCAACGGCAGGCACACGCCCCTGATGATTATGATTCAGGGCGGCACCCTCACGAATGAAAGCTACGACAAGCTCACAAAGTATATGGACGACATCAAGGGAGAAGCGGGGCAGCATGCCTTTATTGTCCTTGAGACGGAATCAACCGACGGCAAGACAGACTTTGATGAGACCGAGAAGCCTAAAATCGAGGTCAAGGATTTGGCATCCATCTTGCAAAAAGATGAGCTGTTCCAGTCCTACATGGACAACAACAGAAAGAAAGTGCAGTCCGCTTTCCTGTTGCCTGACCTCTATACAGGCTATACGACAGACTTCAATCGCGCGACCGCACAGACCGCGCAGGAAGTCACCGAGAAGCAGGTTTTCCAGCCGGAGCGCAAAAGCCTTGCATGGGCCATCAATAACCGCCTACTGAACGGCTACGCCTTTAAGTACGTCGAAGCCTACTTTATGGAGCCGAATATCAGCAACCCGGACGACATCTGCAACGTGATGAACGCTGCAAACGCCGCCGGTGGCCTGACCCCCAACAAGGCGAAGGAAATACTGTACAAGTACCTTGGCGAAGATTCGGACGACTATGTGGACGACTGGGGCAACGTCCCTCTGTCTATCACGCAGACCAACAGCAGTAGCGGCTTTGATCTGGGCGGCCTGACGATGGCCCTTGATGGGCAAATCCAGAAAGCCGCCGGAAAGGGCGACGACGCACAGGTCGTGGCCGTTATGAAAGAAGTGCGTCGCCTGCTGGTTGACCTCAAACAGCAGGAGGACGAGCAGTGAGAAAACGTATCGTCATCCGGCAAAGCTGCTGCGACCGTCTCACAAAGGCCATAGACGCCTATATCAGAAAGGCCGACAACAACCTGTCCGACCAACTGGGAAAGGAAGGCTATGCGAAACCGAAAAAAACGCTCCAATATGCGGAGAGTATCGAGGACGACGTGGCCGACATACTCACCGAGGAAACGGACTATTTTGTCCGAGAAGCTAAAACATCTGGCAGTCTGGAAGATTTTCAAAAGAAACTCCCGGCCGTAACAGCAGCCACCCCCGCGACCGCCAAATTAAGCAAGACCTTTGCCACCCAGTTAAAAAGGTTCATGCCGGAGTACGCCGCTTACTACCTCAAGAAAACGGATAAGAGTCTGAAACTTGACCGTGTATCTAAGCGCACAACGGCATGGATTGAAAGCTGGAGCGACGACCTTGCCGACCTGATGAAAACGACCAGCAAAGCCCAACTCGAAAGCCTGCTGAAAAAAGAGATCAACAACGGCGGCAACATCTCGCAGTTCTGCGTTGATCTCATCAATTCTGGAATGGAAAAAGAGGGCAAAGGCGAATACTGGACGTCTCACTACCGCGCCCGCCGGGTAGCCGTGACGGAAGTCCTGCGAGCGCACAGCGTCGCGCAGCAAGAAGCCTTTATGCAGTCCCCGGCGGTCGAAGAAAAGTCTTGGCTGCATACCGGCAACTACCGCAATGAACCCCGGCAGAACCACATCGATATGTCCGGCCAGACCGTCCCCAAAGGCCAGCCCTTTGAGCTGATCGGCGAGGACGGAATAGTCTACCATCCAATGTACCCGCGTGACGTCAGCCTGCCCGCGGGCGAAAGCATCAACTGCCACTGCATCCAGCAGCCGGTCGTGTCGGAGGACATCTTGGGGCTGCCACTAGAAGAACGCCAGAAGCTGCAACAGCAGGCCATCGACGAGATGGACGACGACTGGGAAGCCGAACTGGATGCACGAAACAAGGCGAAAGCCGGAATCGAGGACGAATAAACATGATCGTAACCATTGATGAATCCCGCGTAGCCTATCCCAGCATCAAGCTGGATTCTATGGAGCTGTCCCACATGATCAGGTCTTACACCCTGCACCATGCCGTTGATGAAGCCCCCACTCTGGAGCTGGAGCTTTTGCCCGGCACCAATCTGGCCGAGGTTAAGGCCATTCTGAATAACCCGAATGTAACCATCATCCCGCCCGCTGCAATGACGGACGAAGTGACCGAAACCCCGGCAGAATCCAATACATGATAATGAGCAGCGGAAACGCTGCTTTTTATATTGCCTGAAACACAGGAAAAGGAGGTGAGAGAATGGCACAACCTGTAAAAAAGGCATACGAAATCACGAACGCGAAAATCTCGTTTGTGTCCCTTGTCGATAAGGCTGCCAACAAACGGCCCTTTTTGATCGTCAAAGAGCAGGGCAAGAAAGCCTTTACCACCAGCGGCAGAATCATCAAAGCCGACAGCGAATCCCATTTTGTGACCGGCGTCGTCTATGAACCTATGGTTGAGGACGCGCACGGCAACTATATGACCGCCGATGAAATCCAGAAAGCGGCGTACTGGTTTGCCAAAAACGGAAACAAGGTGGACTTGCAGCACAACTTTGTTTCTGCCGAGGGAACTGCCGTGGTCGAAAGCTGGATTGCAAAATCCGATACCGACATCAACGGCGAAACGGTCAAGGCTGGCACTTGGCTTATGACCGTCGAAATCAAGGACGACGACCTCTGGCAGTCCATCGAAAAAGGCGAGCTGACCGGGCTGTCCATGGGCGGCCTTGGAGACTTTTCACAGGAGGACACGAATTTGAGCATCACCGATGAAACCGTAACCAAAGCACAGGGCAAAATCCAGAAAGGCAAGATGGCCGACAGCTACAAGGCTGCGAATATCAGTTCCAGCTTTTGGAACGCTTTCGATTCCCTGCGCAACTGCCTGTACTCCTACAACGGCTATACAGGCACATACACCTACCAGACCGACAGCGACGCCATCAAGGACGCACTGGCCGACTTCAACCAGATCATTACCGATCTGTTGACCGACGCAACCAGCAGCGAACCGCTGGCAAAGTCTCTGTTCGCCTGCAACCCCACACCCGAAAAGGGCCGAATCGAAAAGGCCGGCCGCAGCTTGAGCGCAAAGAACCGCGAAACTTTACAGGGCGTCTATGACAGCCTTGGCACGTTCCTTGCGTCCTTTGATGCAGACCCGGACAAAGACAAGCCAGGCGGCGATACCGGCACCACAGACGCCGACGGACAGCAGGACGACAGCACCGGCAGCAAAAAGCAGAAGTCTGACAAAAAAACCTCTACCGAAGCAGCACAGGACGCCGCCGCCAACAAAACCGACGACCCCGATGATAAGTCGGGCGACGATACATCCACCGATAAAACCACATCCAGCAAGGAGGGCAAAACCATGACTAAGAGCGAAGCCGAAAAGATTGTGCAGGACGCCATTGCGAAAGTACTTGGCGAAAAGCAGCAGGCCGAGCAGACCCCGTCTGATACCCAGATCAAAAAGGCAGCAGGCGAGGAGATCACCGCGGACTTTATCCAGAAAGCCGTCGATGCAGCCGTCAAAAAGGCATTGCAGCCGGAAGAGGAAAAGCCCCTCACCAAAGCCGAAGCCGAGCAGTTCATCGATCGGCTCGTTGCAAAGGCCGTTTCCGCATCCGTGACCGCTGTCCGCAGCAGCCGCGGCAACCCCACCAACCTGAACGGCACCGCATCCGGCACCGTTGAGAAGTCTGCCGAGCAGCACTATCTGCACGGCATCCTGTAACAGAAAGGGAGGAAAAAACAATGGCATTTTCTATTGAGGACATCGTTCGCAAGGCCATCAATACCGGCAACTTTACCCCCAGTTCTGGCGCGGGCATCCTGAGCAGCGAGCAGGCCCGCAAGTTCATCCAGCAGACTTTCGACGCCACCGTTCTGGGCGGTCTGGTACGTCACGAAATGCGCAGCGCAAAGGCCGGTGAGATTGATAAGATCGGCATCGCGTCCCGCATCCTGCGTGAAAAGACCGAGGACACCGACGACGGCTACCGCGCAGGCGTGAATACCGCCTCTATCAAGTATTCCTGCACCGACGTTCGCCTGCCTTGGGAGATCACCGAAGAAACCCTGCGCGAGAACATCGAAGGCCAGAACCTTGAAGCCATCATCACCAATCTGATGACCACCCAGATGGGCATTGACACCGTTGACCTGTACCTGAACGGCGACGAGAAGTTCGCAAAGGTCAAGGCTTTCAGCACCGGCACCACCTACCAGAAAGGCGACCTGGTATCTAACGGTGGCAAGGTCTACGAGTTCACCGCGCAGCACAGCGCAGGCGCATGGACTGGCAGCGATGCAACCGAGCTGGGCACCACCGGCGATGCCGACTTCCTGAAGGTCAACGACGGCTGGATCAAGCAGCTTGTGAACGGTGCTCATGTCGTGGACGGCCAGAACGCCGGTATGAAGCTGGATACGTTCTATAACGCGGTACACGCCCTGCCGAACAAATACAACAATGGCAAACTGCGCTGGCTCATGTCTCCCCACCGTGCGCAGGAGTGGGAGCTGTCTCTGCTGAACAAGGTCATTGAGCAGGGCGGCGCGGTGCCTGAATCCGTCTACAACAGCCCGGTAAAGATTCCGGTCGTCGAGTGTCCCTCTCTGGACGACGATAAGATCATCCTGACCGACCCGAAGAACCTGATCGTCGTCAACACCTACAACACCAAAATCCGCACGACCGTCGAGGGCAAAGAAGCTATTATGAAGGACAAGCGTTTCTACGTCGTCCATTTCGACTTTGACGCCATCATCGAGGAGCTGGACGCCGCCGCCATCATCACCAACATCAAGTGATCTGACCCGCAGCATAAACAGAAAGGCAGGAAAACAGAATGACGTACCACCTCAGACTGAAAAACGCTATGTCCTACACTGGCGTGGTCAATGCCACGCGGGAGGAACCCGATGTTTTTACCGCAGATGAAGCCATCAAAGCCGCCGCCCTGCGCAGCGGCTACTTTGATCTGGTCGATGTTCTGGCTGAACAGGACACGGCCGCCCCCTCTGACGCCGACACCATCCCGCTGACCCCGGCAGGGGAGCAGGCCGACGATGGCAGCACCCCGGCCACCCTTGACCGGGCCTACCTCGAAAGCCTGTCCTTTGCCGAGCTGAAGCGTCTGGCAAATGACATGGACGTCCCGGTCACGAAGACCACGAAAAAGGCCGAGCTAATCGACACGCTGGCCGCCGAGACCGTCACCGTCCCGGCAGAAGCCGACGACACCGAGCCGGATTTTGGGGAGGTCTGACCCATGCCCGCACGTCCTTGGATAACCCCGGAGCAGGTGCGTGAATACTCCGAAACGCCGGAAGTCGTCGCACGGACGGACACAAAGCTGACCGTGGACATCTCCCGCGCTGAACAGTACATCCTGACCTACACCCACAACAAGGAACTGCTGGACATGGACGAGCTGCCGGAGAGCGTCAAGACCGCCTGCATCCTGCTGGCCGAAGCCTACGCCCACAATGCCGCGCTGACGTCCTCTAAAACGCTGAAATCCGAAACCTTTGACGATTACAGCTATTCGGCCGATCATTCGGACATCGAAGTCCGCAACCTCGATCTGGCCGCCCTGCTGGACGACTACGTCGTGGCAGCAGCCAACGGCACAGTCACCATGCGTATGCGGCGGCTGTAAGGGGGTACAACATGGCATTTGAACAATTTCTCAACGACCTGTGCGACATCTACCATGTGCAGAAAGACACAGGCTCCCCCGGCTATGGCCTGAACAAACAGCCGACCTTTTCCTACCCGGCAGAGCCGGACGTCCCCGGCATCGCCTGTCATTTCGGCGTCAAGAGCGAAAGCACATCCATCAACCAGACCGCCCCGGTCAACGTCAAGGAATCCCGCATCAAGCTGACCCTGCCCACCGGGACGGACGTGCGCCTGAACGATAAGATCATCGACAAGAAGAACGGCTATGAGTACATCGCGGAAATCCCGCACGACGTCCACGGCCACCACATTTTTGTCTATGTCACCGCAAAGGGCCAGCAGAGGTATTTGTGATGGCGACCGTCAACGTGGACGTTTCCGAATTTCGCGCCTTTTTTCAAAAGATGGGCAAAGCCGCATCCGGGGATTTTAAGCGCGAAATGGAGCTTTTCTTGGAGGGCCTTGGCAATGAGTTCTTGCGCATCCTGCAAGACGAAATTGTCCGACGAAAGGTCATGGACACCCGCCAACTGCTGGCGTCCTTTGAAAAAGGGGAGCAGGGCAACGTCTGGGAGCTGTCCGACGGCGACCTGACGCTTGAGGTTGGCACCAACGTCGATTATGCGTCCTACGTCAATGACGGCCACTGGACAAACCCCAAAGGCGTACAGTACCGCTTTGTCCCCGGCTATTGGCTGGACGATGGCCGCTTTATCTACGACCCATCCGCAGAGGGCGGCATGGTGCTGAAACAACACTGGGTCGAGGGCAAACACTACTGGGAAAGCGCGTTGCGCATCCTCGACAAGATGATGCCCGGCCTGCTGGACGCAAAGCTCCAAACTTGGCTTGATGAATATTTTGAGTAATCGACTTTCCGGCAGCGGGAAGTCGATTACGTTTGCCATCATGCCGTTTTGGGGGCTATCTGACCGAACGAAACCCACAAAAAAGGAGAACTCATGCTGGAACAGGACTTAGCCAGCATCATGCGTTTTCTGACCGAAACGAGCGGCAACCCGGCCCCGTACTACAACAACGTGCCCGAACAGTTCCGTGTCCCGGCAATCTACTTTCCCCGCCCGGACATCGGCAGTGGCGGCGACACGCTGAACACCTACGCACTGGATTTTTCCCTTTTCGTCAAATTCTTTCACCGCACGAAAGAGGACGCATACGAGCTTGGCTACACGGCTCTGAACGCTCTGCTGGAACGTCGCAACAGGATCCCGCTGATCGACGAATCTGGCAAGCCGACAGGGAAGTATATCCGCATCCGTGACCCCACCCTGCGGGCCGTGGACGAAAGCGCGGTACAGCTGCAAATCGACTGGACAGCCAGAAAGCCGTTTGCAGACGCACCCGAAACAATGATGCAGACCTACGAGATCGAAACCCAGATCAAGAGGTCTTATGATGCTGCGAAAGCAGAACAGGAGGTTTTGTATGGCATCCAAAGCAACCACTGAACAGGCAGCGGCGAAGTTCCCGCTGGAATCCCTGCGCAAGAACTGCCGTGCAGTCTTTGGCGTGTCGTCCTGCGTCTTTGCAGGCGCAACCGCTGACCTGCCCGACGGTGAGTATACCAAAGAAGATATCAAGGCCCGCATCGACGCATGGGCCGCAAAGGAGGTCAAATAATGGCTGGTGGTAAGTTTGACAAGCTGGCCGGAAAGACCCGGCCCGGCACCTACATCAATTTCAAGAGCGAGCGCACCGATACCGTCGGCACCAGCGAGCGCGGTACCGCCATCATCCCGCTGATGAAGCCCGCCTATGGCCCGGCCGGCACCTATATCGAGCTGACCAACGCTGGCCCGGATGCAGCCTATGCAAAGCTGGGCTTTAGCGTCTATGACAGCGACACCAATCGTCAGATGCTGCTGATCCGCGAAGCGTTCAAGAACGCAAGCAAGGTGCTGATCTACATCGTCAAGGATGGCACCAAGGCCAAAGCTACGAACGAAACCGCGCCCACCCTGACCGCTACCGCAAAGTACGGCGGCAGCCGCGGCAACGCCCTTACCGTCACCGTAGCTGCAAACCCCGTTGAGGGTTTTGACGTCACCGTCAGTCTGGCAGGCGACACCGTCGCATTCTATGAAGGCCTGTCCACTGTGGACGACCTGATCGCCAAGAACTGCGAATACGTCACCTTTACTGGCTCCGGCGCACTGACAGCCGTCGCCGCGATGAACCTCACCGGCGGCACGGACGCCACCCCGCAGAACTCCGACGTCACCGCATTTTTGGACACGCTGGAGGGCGTCAAGTTCAACACCGTCGCCATTCCCACCACCGACAGCAGCCTGCAGGCGGCCATCAAGACGAAGATCAAATATCTGCGTGAAAGCATGGGCCGCGGTGTACAGGCCGTCGTTCCTAACTTTGCTGCAGACTACGAGGGCATTATCTCCGTCAAGAATGGCTACTCCATCGACGATGACAACCTGTCCGCTGCTGAAGCCTGTGCATGGGTGGCAGGCGCAACCGCTGGCGCGTCCTACACCGAAAGCCTGACCTATAAGGCAGTCGATGGCGCAACTGGCCTGAACCCGGCTCTGACCCACGAGGAATATGTGGACGCCATCAACAAGGGACACTTTGCTTTCTCTGTGTCCGAGGAAAACAAGATCATCGCCGAGTACGACATCAACAGCCTGACCAGCTTTAAGCAGCCGAAGGATGAAACCTACCGCAAGAACCGTGTCATCCGCGTCATGGACACGTTCCAGGAATCCGTACAGCTCAACTTCCCGCCCAACAAGTACGCCAACAGCCCTGTCGGCTGGGACATCATGGAGGGCGTCGGCAAGTCCATCTTGAAGCAGTTTGAGGATGTCGGCGCGATCACCAACGTGGATTATGACGCGGATTTTCTTGTTGACCGTGAAGCATCCTATGGCGACAAGACCTATTTCGACGTCAACCTGCAGCCTGTGGACAGTGCCGAAAAGCTGTTCTTCACCGTCCACACCCACTAAGCAGAAAGGAGCATAAACCATGGACTATAATGTGCGCCCGATTTCCATCCGTGATGGTAAAATCATCATCGACGGTGTCGAAGCTGCTGATTCTGTCAGCGCAAGCGGCGTTTTCACTCCCGACACTTGGAGCGGCAAGCAGCTGGGCGACAAATCCAACAGCACCCGCTGGCTGGGCTACAACATCACCGTTGCACTGACCCGCCACCGCTCTAACCCGTGGATTAAGGATGTCATCAAAAAGTACAAGGACACCGGCAAGACCCCGGAAATCACTATTCAGGGCATCATGTGTGACGGCGATTCCGACTTTTTCGACAAGTACGGCAACGACGTCTGTACCTTTGTCGGCTGCGTTCCGACTGGTGCAATGTCGCTGACCTCTCTGGACAGCAACGGTGACGTCGTCACCGACAGCCTGACCTTTAACGCCCGCGACTTCCTGTAAGCCGCCACAGCGGTGAAAAAGGGCGATTTTTACCGCTATGAAAACATCACAACAACAAACTGAATGCAAAGCCGCCCCTTTTGACGAATCACGTTTGAAAGGGGCGGCTTTTTCTTTTTATGGAGGTTTTAACATTATGGCTACTGCAAACAAAAGTCTGAAGTTCTTCATGCGTCCGCAGGAGGAGCAGATTGTCACCTTTACCGGCCCCGAATCCTTTAAGGACGATGAGGGCAACCCCATCGAGTTTGAGGTCAAAGTGCTTCCCCAGCGCGAGATCGACAAGATCAATAACATCTACCGCAAGCGCAGCATTGCCACCGACAAGAAGGGCAACCCGATTGTCGATGGCGGCGAAGTCGTCTGGCGTACCGAGCGCGACCCTGCACGTTCCCTGCGGCATATCGTCGTGGCCGCCTTGCAGTACCCGAAGCTGGACGACAAGGCCCTGATGGACTACTACAAGTGCGTGGACATCACCGATATGCCCCTGCTTGTGTTCAACAACCACAAGGACTACGACTACGTTACCAAGCACGTTCTGCAGGCTCTTGGTGTTGTCGAAGCTCCGAAGGATGAAGACACCCTGAACGATGCAAAAAACTGATAAAGGCGGCTGGCTCTGATGGCTACTGGGCACACACGCTTTGGCAGCGTCACGGCCTACGCCCGGAAGAGTACGACGCCATGCCGCGAAAGATGCAGCTTTTTTATATCGCATCCGAGCTTGTTGTCGATGAAGAACAACAGCTTGCCCGCATACAAGCTGAAGCCGCGAGGAGGTGAGGACTAAATGGCAAACTTAACAGCAAAATTCCAGCTTATCGACGAAATGAGCCAAAAGCTGGAGGGCATTGCCGCAACTGGCGAAGCTATGCTGGACAACTGGGAATCGGCAGGAGATACAGCGAGTGCGGCCCTGGATGGAATTTCATCCTCTGCAAGCTCTGTTGAATCGTCCTTGGACGGGGCGACAAGCATCCTCGAAAAATACAATGCTGCAGCGGACGACGCGGCCCAGAAAACCGACTACTGGACGAACGCGGTCGGCGGCTACGATAAAGCCATGATGGAAGCCACATACTCCACGCAGGAGCTTGTCGATATGGGCGTCAAGTCCACCGCCGCGCTGGACGACCTGAACGACATGATGGCCCTCTGCGAAAAGTCGTCCGATGAACTCTCGAAGTCCGTCGAAGCATCGGCCGGCATCCATGACGAGCTGACCGCGTCCATCAAGAAAACGGGCGACCAGCTCGATGACCTCATGCAGAACGAAAAGCTCTCTGCCGAAACAAAGGACGAACTGAAAGCCGCCAGCGATGCAGCAGCGGAAGCCCTCAAAGAACTTGCACAGGCCCAGCTTGACGCCGACGCCGCGATGCAGAACTACCAGCAGGTCATGGCATCCGGCACGGAAGACCTTGACAAGCTGGAAGCCGCCGCAGAGCAGGCGGGCCATGCTGCCGAATCTCTGGCAGCCGCCAACGGCAAGGCCAGCGACGCCACTGACGCGCTGGCAAAGTCCACCCAAAAGGCAAGCGACGAAGCGGACAAGGCCAGCAAGACCGGGGCTGAAGCAGTTGAAACCATCGCACAGGCCCTTGCAGCGGCCGGCATAACGGCCACCATCAAGGAGATCACCTCTGCAGTCTACGACTTGACCGATACTTACAGCAACGCGGAAAAAATCATCGTCAACGCCACCGGTGCGACCGGGGACGCGCTGGACAGTCTGGGCGCAAGTATGCTCAAAGCCTACTCCGGCAATGACGATGCACTCGACGCCGTGGCCGGAGCAGTTGGCGAAATCAATACCCGACTGGGCTACACTGGCGACACGCTGTCCGAAGTCACCGGGCAATTTCTGGACTTTGCCGACATCACCGGGCAGGATGTCGTCGGCTCTGTGCAGCTCGTCACAAAGGTAATGAACAAATGGGGCGAGGATTCTTCCAAGCTGCCGAACGTCCTTGATGATTTGGCCTATGCGGGCCAAATCTCTGGCCTGTCCGTCACAACCCTGAGTAATACCCTGATCACCGGCGCATCGTCCTTGCAGGAAATGGGCCTATCGCTCGAAAACGCCATCGGCCTGCTGGCAAAAATGGAGCTTTACGGCGTCGAGGGCACGTCCACCATCACGGCCATGCGCACCGCCGTCAAGAACTTTGCCGCCGACGGGCTGGATGCACAGGAAGCCCTGCAAGATACCATCACCGAAATTGCCAACATGAAAGACAGCTCCGAAGCCACCACAAAGGCCGTGGAAGTCTTTGGAAGCAAGGTCGGCGTGGACTTTGCGCGGGCTATCCGGGACGGTGCTATCACCACCGACACCCTGACGGGATCTCTGGATGAAGCGGCCGGGACGTTGGAACGCACCGCCGCGGCCGGCGAAAGCCTGTCCGAGACATGGGAAAAGGCCAACAACAAGATGAATGTCGCCTTTACGCAGGTCTTGGAGCCTACCATCCATGACGCATCTGCTGAACTGGCCGAACTCTACGGCAACGTGGGCGACTTCCTCTCTGAGCATCCCAATGTGGTAAAGGCCCTGACTGCGGTCGGCACAGGCCTTGGAACCGTGGCTATTGGCGTCGCTGGCGTTTCCGCATCTTTCGTCTTTGCAAGCTCCACCGTCAAAGCGTTCGTGTCGGCTATTTCGCCATTTGCCCCCGGCCTGTTGGTGGCTGCCGCTGCTGTTACGGCTCTGACCGCCGCCGTCACCATGCTTGGCGACAAGTATGAGGACACCTACGACGAAGCCATGTCCATGACCGCCACCACCGCCGCGCAGACCAAAGAACTGGAATCCCTCAAAGAGCAGTATGACAAAGCCTGCCGCACCTACGGCGACACGTCCGATCAGGCATCCACCCTGAAATACCGCATCGACGAGCTTTCCGCCTCGCTGGACAACAACGGTCAGAGCGTGGACGAGTATGTAGCCCAGATCGACGCTGTAATCAGCAAGCACGATGACCTGATCGACAGTTTCGGCAGCAATACGCAGGCCATCCATGACAGCGAGGTCGAAAACCTTGCACTGGCCGCCCAGCTCGACGCACTGGCAAGCTCCACCGGCAACAGCACCGAGAAGCAGGCCCAAATGGAAGCCATCATCGACGAGCTGAACAGCAGCATTGATGGCCTGAACCTCACCTACGAAGACCTGACCAGCAACCAGAGCAAAGCCATTGCCAACGTCAAGGAAATGGCGAAGCAGCAGGCCGAGCAGGAACTGAAAACCGAAAAGTATCAGGAGTATGTAGACCTGCTGAAAGAGCAGGCTACCCAGCAAGAAGCCATCAAGGAAAATGATGCAGCTATCGCCGCCGCGCAGGAGCGCGTGAACGAAGCCCAGAAGGTCTATGAGGACTACATCGCCGAGCTGTACGCACAAGACCCCACCGGCATGGCTACCATCTCCGCACAGTGGTCTGAACAGGCCGCAAACCTCAACGCTGCGAACGAGGAGCTGCAAAAGTATCAGGACAAGCAGGGCGAGCTGCAAAAGACCCTTGACGACACGAACGACCGGCTCGAAGTCATCGACAAGTATTACAACCAGCAGGCCGAGGACGCCAAAGCCGCAGGCGACGAGATTGTTTCTGCACAGGAAGCTGTATCGCAGGCTTACAGCGATGTCCGCTCTGACGTGGAAAAGCTCTGCGAAGCCTACAACACCGCCTACGAAGCCGCAAAGGACAGCTTTGAGGGCCAGTTCGGGCTATTCGATGAAGCGTCCACTAAATCCGAGGACTATCTGAACTCCAACGTCAAGGTGGCGCAAGCTGCGCTTGATTCTCAGCTCAACTACTGGAACACCTACACGGCCAACATCGAAACCCTGAAAGCTACCTCTGCCGACGATCTGGGCATCACCGAGGAGAACTACAAGGCTTTGATGTCCTACGTCCAGGATGGAAGCGAACAGGCCGCAGGCTTGGCTGCCAGCATGGTGAGTGCCATCAACAGTGGCAACAAGGACGCCGTGTCGAAGCTGGCAAACACGCTGGCTGACGTCACCGCGAAGCAGGACGCCGCAGCGCAGGCTACCGCCGACTGGGTAACGGACTACGAGGGCCAGCTGGACGAGTTTCAGGCAAAAATGGAGGGCACGGTAGACGCTCTCGATATGTCCGACGAAGCCGGGAAGGCTGCAAAGGACACCATTGCCGAGTACGTCCAGAAGCTGAAGGATGGCAAAAAGGACGCCGTAGCCGCTGCAAAGGATGTGGCCGCATCTGTGGCCCTTGCTTTGCAGAACAGCACCACCTACACGCCGTCCGCCACTCCAACGACCACTGTGCCCGGCCATGCAGGCGGCACAACCGACGCTGAAAATGTTTTCATCGCTGGCGAGAATGGCCCGGAGCTGATTGTCGGCAAGCAGGGGAGCACCGTTTTCCCGACCGAAGAAACCGACCGCATCTTGCAAGCTATTTCTGGCATAAGTTTGGACATCCCGGACAGATCTTCCCCGGAGTCTATGCTTTCCGGCATCCTCTCGAAAGCCTATGACGTCGTATCCGGCAAAAACTCCGACCTGTCCGCAATCGACGCCGCCTATACTGGCGTTGAAAGCAGCGTTGCCCGCCCGGCGGCGGCCTACAGCAGCGTTTTGGATTCGGCACCGCTCAACGTACAGCCTGCCGCGAATGCTGCGGTATCGGGCGCACAGAGCAGCCAGAACGCACCCGGCGAGACCGTCAAGAAAATCATCCTTGAGCTTGTCGGAAAAGGCTCTGTGGAGGTTTCTGGCGGCTCTGGCAGCGGCATGACCGCAAACGATGTTCTGGAGCTGATTACCGACAACATCAAGCCTGTTCTGATGGGCATTCTCAAACAGGAGATTTTTGAGGAGGGCCAGTTGTCGTATGAGTATTAAATATCAAATCTGGTTCACTTGGAACGCCGAACGCGAAAAAATCAGGCTGCCCGTGCTGCCTGAAAAATTCAACGTCAAGAACGGCTCCAATAACCAGAGCATTGACCTTACCGGGCTTGGAGAAATCACGATCATGCAAAGCCGCCCGGCCCTGCAGTTCAGTTTTTCCAGCTTTTTCCCGGCGGGCTATTTCCCCGGCATCAAGTCCATCATCACCGTGCCGCCTATCCTCTACATCCGTATGATCGAGCGGTGGAAGAAAAGCAAAGTGCCGATTCACTTTATCAGTACCGGGAACTATATCAACCTGTACTGTACCATCGAAAGTTTCAACTACTCCGAAAGCGGCGGCGACGTGGGCACGTTCTCCTACGACATCACTCTCAAGGAGTACAGGGAAGTTTCCTTGAAAGCAGTTTCGGTTGATTCTTCCCTCATTGCCACTGTGCAGAACACCACGGCCCGCGTTGACAGCACGTCCACCCCAAAGACCTACACGGTCAAAAAGGGGGACTGCCTGTACAACATCGCAAAGTCTGTCTATGGCGATGGTGCAAAGTATTCCAGCATCTACACCGCAAACAAGTCCATGATCGGCAGCAACCCGAATCTGATCCGGCCCGGGCAGGTCTTGAAGATTCCGTAAAGGAGGGAGCTGCACATGGCAAAAATCCAGTTGCTTTTGATTCAGGGCGACACCACAACGGACATGACTGCCCTTGTGAAGTCCGTCCACTGGAAAGGCCGCAAGGGCAGTTCTGCCCGCACTCTGACCGTGACCATGATTGACGACAACGGCTACAAACACGCCCGCAGCGGTATTGACGTAGAAGACGGCAACCAGTGCGTTTTCTATGTGGATGGACAGGAACGCTTTCGCGGCATCCTGCTGAATCAGGGTCAGAGCAGCAAAAAGCAGCTCAAATACACCGCCTACGATAACGGCATCTACCTTGCCAACAACAAGGACACCTTTGTCTACAAAAACAAAACTGCCGATGAAGTCTTTACCGACGTCTGCTCTCGTTTTGGCATCCCGACCGGGGACATCGCAAAGTGCAGCTACAAAATCCCGGAGCTTACCAAGAGTAAAACCACCGGGCAGGACGCCGTGCTGGACGCTTTAAGCCTTGACTATAAGGCAACTGGCATCCGGCACTATGTCAACAGCGACGGCGGCAAGCTCTCCCTTTTGCAGCGCAAAGATCAGGTTATTTCCTTTGTTGTCGATGGGGAAGCCAACCTGTATGACTACTCCTACACAAAAAGCATTGAGAACATCAAGACCCGCGTCAAGATGATCTCGAAAGAGGGAACGACCATCGCAGAAAAGACGAACGCCGATCTTGAAAAAAAGATCGGCATTTTCCAGGAAATCCAGCAGCCGGACGAATCGCTCACCAAAGCGCAGGTGACTGACCTTGTGGGCAGCGTCCTTAACACGCTGGACAAGCCAGAGGAAACGCTCGACCTCAACGTCTTGGGCGACGCTGACGTCATATCCGGCAAGGCAATTCTGGTGCGCATCCCGCATCTGAACATGAACCGAGCCTATTATGTGGACGACGATGACCATTATTTTGAGGACAATCTGCATACCATGAGCGTGACCCTCACCACGGCGGCAGAAATCAAAGAACAGGAGGACAAAGCCAATGGCTGAAACCAGCTTGAAGCAGATGTTCCAGAGCATGATACCTGCTGGCTCTGCCATCCTGCAAGGTACCGTCACAAAGGCAGATCCCTTGGAAATCACTGCCGAAAACGACAGCAAGCTCATTATCTCCGGCAATCAGCTTATCGTGCCTTGGCACCTCACTGACTATACCACCCACGCGGACTATATGATGGGGGATAAGGGCGAGCTGCGGGATGAAACCTACACGAAAGTTGACGGCGGCCATCTGCACGTCGATTCTCGCGGCGGAAACACATCTGAAGTTAAGCACAAGCACTACATCGAAAAACTGAACGCCTACAAAATGACCCTGAAAGTCTATAACCACCTGCAAAAGGACGATAAAGTCTACCTGCTTTCGCTCTGCAACGGCAAGGTCTATTACGTCCTTGACCGCGTCGCGGGGCAGGTAGCAGGAAAGGACATCTGAAATGGCCGTTTATATCCCTATCAACATAGCAGGTGTACAGGACGCGCAGGAAAAGCCGTCCAAAACGTACCGCCTTGACCTTGACGCGGGGAGAATTGTCGGCTTTGTGGACAACCTCGAAGCCGTGCAGCAGGCCATCCGAAAAGCCATCATTACCCCGCGCTTTAAGTGCCTGATCTATGATACCCAATACGGGAGCGAGATCGAGGACGCGGTCATTGCAAAGGACGCCAGCCGTGAGTATGCCGAATCCGTCATCGAAGGATTTGTCAAAGACGCGCTGGCCCCGGACACCCGCATTCTCGAATGTCACGACTTTTCGATTGAGTTTGAAAAAGACCACGCGAATATTGAGTTCACGGCTGACACCATCTACGGCGAAACCAAAATTGAGGAGGTGATCTAATGAGCAAATCCTATCAGGAAATCTTGGATGAAGCCTTGAGCAATGCGCCGCCGGGCATTGACACCCGACAGGGCAGCATCTACTACGATTCTATTGCCGGCATCTGCCTGACCATCGCGCGGCTTTATGCGGACATTGAAACACAGGGCAGGCTTGTGACCATTGTCCGTGCAATCGGGGACGAACTGACCGAAAAGGCGGCAGAGTACGGCATTACCCGTCACCCGGCCGCCCCTGCAAAGTATCATTTCACCTATGAGGGAGAAAAGCCGCCTGTCGGCGAACGCTTTTATAACGACGGAGCTTATTTTGTTCTCATGTACAGCGAAGATGGCTACTACTACCTGCAGGCGGAAGTGGCCGGAGCCGCGTCGCTTATCAGCAGCGGAACGGCAGCCATCCCCGTGAATGAGATCGCGGGTATGACTGCTGCAACCTTTGGCGAGCTGATCGAAAGCGGCACTGAAGAAGAGGACGACGACAGCCTGCGCACCCGCGTGCAGGAGAAAATAGCTGGCCCTGCCGAAAACGGCAACAAGCAGCACTACAAATCGTGGTGCGAATCAATCGACGGCATCGGCCATGCCCGCATTTATCCGCTTTGGAACGGCCCGAACACGGTCAAAGCTGTGCTGATCGATTCTGCCGGCCGCGCCTGTTCCAGCGAAAAGGTCAAGGAAGTACAGGACTACATTGACCCGGCCACGCGCGGCTATACCGCCAACGTGGACGGCTACACCTACACCGTCGGCGACGGAACGGGGGATGGCGTTGCAAACCTTGGCGCACATTTCACCGCCGTTTCTGCCCGTGAATTGAGCATCAACATTTCTTTTACGGCTGATCTTGCCAGTGGCTACACAAAGGACATCGCCAAAAGTCAGGTAAAAGAAGCCGTGGCTGCGTACATCGAAGATCTCGCGCTGAACGTTGCAGCCGCCGAAGATGTTATCATCCGCGCCGCCCGCATTGGCGCAATCATCATTGAGCAGGACGCGGTGCTGGACTACTCCGACCTTACCATCAACGGCGGCATAAGCAACATCGTTCCCGGCGATAATGCTATCCCCGTTCTGGGGGAGGTGACCGTTTCTTGAGATTCTACGGAAACCAGTTCGGCAGCAGCTATGAAGAGCTGATCTCCTACTACCCGCGCTACTACCGCGACGTTTTAGAAATGGTCGCCATCCTCAACGCACAAGGAAAGCTGCTGGACGACGCGAAAGCCCAGATCGAGCAAAACTACCTGAACAACTTTATCGAATACATGGACGAAGCTGCCATTTCAGACCTTGAGGAGTTTCTTGAGATTCACAATGACGGCACAAAAACGCTCGACGAGCGGAAGAAAATTGTCAAGCCTTACTTTGCAGGCTTTGGCCGCATATCCTCGACCACCATCAAGGAAATGATAGCAGCCTACTCCGATGCCACAGCAGATGTCCGGCTTGAGCCGTTCGACGAAGCCGGGAACAATATGCTCTATATCGACCTGACCTGTGGACAGGGCGCGACCGTCCTTATCAACGACGTTTTGAATATGCTCTCCAAAAAGATACCTGCTCACATCATGTACAGGCTATTTTTGCGCTATACGTCGTCGGCCGCTCACTCCTACATCGGCGCGGGCTACCACGGCACGGCCCAGCGCGTGGCCGTGCCCATCGTGGGCAAGCTGTGCCCCCGCGAGCTGCTTTCCACCACCTACGCGAAAGCTGGGCTGTGGGGCATCCGGCAGCAAGAAGCCGCTCGAATCGCTGGCACCCTGCGACCGAAAGACCACAAGGCCGTCACATACGCCCCGGCGGGCTGCGCCGCCTACCGTATGCAGATGGCAGCATACATCAAGGGCGACACTTGCCCGGCAGATCATACCGCAACAGCCCCGGCCCCGGTGGGCGTGGCGGCTTTCCGGCAGCAAATTGAAATCAAAATTGGAGGTAACACATGAGTTGGAATAACAGTCTGTATACCAACATCGGCACGGGCATGATGTCCGAAGTGCTTTCCGGCGCGACCATGACGATCACCAAAGCCGTGGGCGGCGCAGGCACTACGGCCGCCGAATCGCTGGCCGCGCTGACCGACGTAAAAGACCAGAAGCAGACCCTTAAAATCCTTGGCATCGAGGACGCGACCGACAGCACCGGCAACGACGCTGGCAAGCGCATCAAAATCCAGATCACCAATGAGGACGTGGAAACCGGGTACATTCTGCATCAGGTCGGCATCTACGCAAAGCTGGCAGACGGCGACGAAACCCTGCTGATTATTATGCAGGACGACCGCGGCGCGGAAATCCCTTCCCACACGGAAAACAGCGATTTTGAGATTGAGCTTTACGGCATTATGGCAATCTCGAACGTTGCCAACATTTCCGTGACCGTTGACCCGAACGCCGTTGCATCCGTGGCGATGGTGAACAAGCAGATTGCGCAGGTCAACACCAAGATCGACAAAGCCAAAGAGGATTTGCAGAAGGAAGCGCAGGAAACCTATCTGCCCCTGACCGGCGGCGAGCTGAAAGGCCCGCTGGTTATGCCCGACGGCGGCACTGCCCTTAGTATTGAGGACAACGCCGCAACGCACAACATGGTCTATCGCGGCAAGGCACTGGGCACCAGCGTCACGAGCGAGCAGTGGGCAGCCATCAAGGCGGGCACGTTCAAAGACCTGTATCTTGGTGACTACTGGTCTATCGGCGGCGTGGACTACCTGATCGCCGCCTTCAACTACTGGCTTACCTGCGGTGACACTGCCTGCAACACGAACCATCTGCTTGTTGTGCCGCGGAATAATCTGTACACCTACAAGTTCAATCCGACCAACACGACCGAGGGCGGCTACGTTGGCTCTGACCTGTACAAAAACGGTCTGACGCAGGCAAAGACCACCATCAACAGCGCGTTTGGCTCCGCGCACATCCTGAGCCATAGGCAGTATCTGGTGAATGCCGTCACCAACGGAAAGCCCACTGGCTCCGACTGGTACGACAGCACGGTGGAACTGATGAACGAGAACATGGTCTATGGTGGCAGACAGTTCAGCCCCATGCCGGACGGCACTGACCCGTGGAACACCTGCCGTAACTACACCATCGACAAATCGCAGCTGCCTTTGTTCCACCTTGCCCCGTGGCTGATCTGTAACAGGAACTGGTATTGGCTGCGAGACGTCGTCTCGGCGGCCATTTTCGCGGTTGTCGGCAGCTACGGCTATGCGCGCTGCGACGGTGCCGGCTACGCCGGTGGCGTTCGTCCCGTCGTCGGGCTGATCGGCTGATCGAACATCCTGCGGGCTTGTACCGCAGGATTGAGACAGCACGGAAGGAAGTAAAAAAATGTCCATCCCAAAGCATGAACGTGCGCCGTCGCGCCTTGACGCACAGCACATGGCCCGGAAGATCAGCATGGAGATCACAACGGAGCTGGCCCGGACGTTCGGCTACAGCAAGGCGAAGTTTGAAAAGCGCGTCGAAACCATGACAAAATATTTGCCGCCCGGCCCCGACCGGGAGCAGGCGGCGGCGCAGATTCGAGAGCAGGAGCAGGGTTTCAACCTGTGGCTGATCGAGCAGGAACGTCGGAGGATGCACGATCTTTCCCGTGAAATTCCTCTGCACCTGCGGGCTGCAAATTCCATCTGGCCCAGTTGCCAGATGGAGCTTGACGCGCGGCGGCTTGAGCTTGATAAAGCCATTGCCGCCTGCTGGAAGCTACAGGACGAATTGCAGTATGTGGCCGAAACCATCCCGGCAGATTTCAACAAATACACGGGCATTGTGCTTGAGATCGACAAGCTGGTGGCCTACATCAAGAACCTGCGAAAATCCGACGCGAAACGCTTCAAAGCAGCGGTACAGGCCGCTGCAAGTCCGAAAAAATAAACACCTTGGGGCAACCTTTGTACGTCGTCTCGGCAGCCAATTTCGCGAATGTCAACAGCAACGGCAATGCGAACTGCAACGATGCCAGCAACGCCAATGGCGTTCGTCCCGTCGTCGGGCCTTTGGATTTCACAACTGCACATGATGGGTAAAATTCCCGGTGCAGCTCTGCGAAAGGAAAGGCTGTCCCTTCGTGGCGCAAGCCACGATAAAGCCCCGAAAGGGCATCAACAGCGATGCTCCCGGTTACGACCGATGGAGCTGCCACGCTGTTTTTTTATTTTCTATGACAAAATTTGAGGACGCAAATTTTCTGTACGAAGCAGGAACCAAAGCAATCAAGCCGTCACCGTACAAGTACGGCACACAGCTTTTTGAGATGAACCACCTGCTTGAAACGGCAAAGCTCCAACGGGCTTTCCAGACGGGAACCTATGAGCCGCAGCCGGGCGTAAAGTTCGAGATCAAGGAGCGAGGGCATGAACGCTTTATCACCAGCACAGCAACGGCGGACAAAGCCGTGTCGCACCTGACCTGCGACGAGTATCTAACGCCGCTGCTGGCAAAGTACCTGCAATACGACAACTCCGCATCACAAAAGGGCAAGGGCGTGGCATTTCACCGCCACCGCTTCAAAATCCACCTGCGGCAGTATTATGAGCGGGAGGGCACAAATGAGGGCTATATCCTGTTTTCTGATTTTTCCGGCTACTATGCAAACATTTTGCACGATGTTGCACTTGCCCAACTGGAAAAGTATCTGGCGCGGGAAATTGCAGACCCGGCAGAGCTTGCGCAGGTCATGGGCGTTCTGCGGGTCACGTTCAAAACCTACGAATTGGACGTTTCAAGATTCTCCGATGAAGAAATTCAGAGAATGTACCGGGAAAAGGTTAGTTCCACGCTCAATCTTGGCGTTCCTGCATCCGCCCTGACCGGGCAAAAAATGCTGCGCAAGGGCGTGGACATCGGAAACCAGATCTCGCAGAACACGGGCGTTTTTGTGCCGGTGCCGATAGATAACTACATCAAAATTGTATGCGGCATCAAAGAAGCCGCCCGATATTCGGATGATTTCTATATGGTCGCCCGCACAAAGGAAGAACTGCATGAGGCTATGGCGGGAGTACG